ACGAATCAAGGAGGGCCTTGGTCTTCAGGTCAACATTGTAATCGTAAAGGGCACCTTGGACGTTTCCTGACCGTAGGCCTCCGGTTGCTGAGGCGTTTCTGAGGATGCCAGCTTCCCCTTCATTTCGACCGGACATAATGGCAGAATACAGAGGGGACTTCATCGCCCTGTTGATGAGTTGCTGCTGGCTTCCTTCTCCACCTTCAAGGCCAAACAGGCCGCCGATTTTTTTTAGAGCCTCTTGCCGAAATTGCTGAGGAATTTTTTCAATTTCTTTCAGGTAATTAAGCGCCTCAAGTTGTGAGTTTACCTGGACATTTGCCGCATCTCTCGCAGCATCGGAGGCGTCTTCTGCCGAGTCATTACCGAGAACACCTCCAATAATGTCAGTCACAGGGCTGATAATATCCCCTACAAAGTCGAAGAAACCCATTTCGCCTTCCCCCTTTTATCAGCTTCCGCCGTCATAATTTGTTACGGTGATGTGGGCATTCAGCCCGGTGCCGCTGGCCTTCCCGATGATGTTTTCTCCCACCTCCAGGCCCTGGCCGATCAGTTCAATGACTTCCACGCTGCCGTTGTTCGGAACGCTGTAATAAGCCACCCTGTCACCGGCTGCCGATGTGGTGTCAGCGGACAAAAAAAGCTCTACCGTTCTTGTGGCTCCGGCCGATCCGTCGCTGTGGATTGAGAAAGCGGAAATCACCAGACGTTCGACCGGGTCCGCCGGAACGATCAAGGAAGTGTCGGCGGCCGCAATTGCTGTAACCCCAAGTCCTATGTTTCCAAAAATAGACATTTTTTTACCTTTCCTATTTTGTGGTTATCTGCCTGCTGCCAAGAGTATCGATCTCATAATGGACACCAACCGTCAACACAACCGCATCATGGGCATAGGTGTCTGATGCGTCCCCTGGGTCCCTGAACAGCCGAAATAATATCTGGTCCGCAATGGTCATTGTCGCCCCGTCTATCACGTCCCCAAAGTTGGCCTTGACCTCTTCCCATGCTGTGCCTGTTGCTGCACTTGTGACGGTCATGGTTCCAGAGTCTATCACGCTCGCCCCGCTTATCACAATGAATTCAAGTTGCCAGGCTACATTCCCGGCGTCTGCGGTGGTCGGTGCCCAGTGCAAATGAGGCTGCATGTCGGAGCCTTCTTTGTAGTCGTGCTGGACCTCAAAAGCTCCGTTGAGATATTCGGTAGATGCCCCTCCATCAAATGCAGGAACTTCAATGCCTGTGGCGTTCCAGCTGACAAGATCAGGAGATCCAGCCGCCGGAAACCCAAGATTATTTGCCCCGATATTGATGTCTTTCCAGACGGTAGCGTTTCCAACAAAGCGAACCGTCCCGTCAAGTTCCACCTCAAGAAAATTCTCCCCGGTTGCGGCTCCTATTCTGAGGTGTCCATTCGGTAATATTGAAACCATGTTCGGAAATCTGTCAATGCCTATTTTCCTCACAGGTGCATGGGTTGTCTGCTCGATATCCATAAGGCGGCTTGCGGCCTTTCCAACCAAGCCATTTAGCCGGTTAACCGATGCGACAAGATCCGCGGTATCAAGCCGTGATTTTGACAACCGGTCATGCTGCGCTTTGATCCTGTTCACTGAAGCTGCCAGAGAAGAGATGTCGGCCCTGGTTTTTAAAAGAAAATTATGCTTGGCCTTGATTCTGTTTACCGATGCGGCAAGAGGGGAAACGTCCTGCAGGCTGTCTATCGTCGCATCGATCTTGTTCACGATGTTGACGATATTTTCCGAGATGGTCAAATAGTCTTCGATCAGGGCGTCAGGCCAGTCGGTCAATGCCTTCAGTTCAGCGGCGCTGAAATAAAATCCCTTCAGCTCTTCTTGTGTGGTAACGGTAGGCATCAGCTCGCCATTATTTCAAAGTTTGCAAATGACATTCTTGACTTCGTCAACCCCCTGAACCTGAACCCTATCCAGTCGGAAACATAACCAAGCCTGCGGACAATAAAACGCTGAGAATATTCTGTCGGCTGACCATAATTCATCCACCACTCTTTCCCGTATGTAAGCCCGTTGAATGTGCATGAAATGGCAACCTTGGCATCCAAAAGCGCCGTGTGCCCTGGTATGGTTTCCATCTCAATCTGATCGATGGACAGCGTTTCAAGCTTGACGAACGGTGAAAAAATATACCATTCTGAATCTTCCCCGTACTGGGCAAAACTCGTATTGTCAAGCTCTCCAATCTGGGCGCCTTGGCGGTCACCGAATATCCACTTGGAAATACGCGGATCAAAGACGCCGTTGATTGCCCGGTGAGGCACATTCTCGTATTTCCCCGATTTCAACAAAGACCAGGCGTAATCGATCCCGAAAGCTTGCGCGATGTTCAGGTTAAAAAGGAGAGTTTCGTAGGGAAGGTGAACCAAAATGAATGAAGTTCCGTCCTCTGTTCTTCCCTCAACCCTGATGTCTACCAGCTCCACCTCGCTGTATTTTGAAATTATCTTGTCAATTTCCAGCGAAGCTATTTTTTCTGAATCTCCAAGCCCTATGGCATGGACAGAAACAGATTCCTCTTTCCTTCCTCCGACAATATACCATTTCCCGCCGAGTTCGCATTTTGCATGAGTGGCAACAATACCGATTTTCTGCGCCCTGGTCTCGATCCGCTTGAACGCAAAGTATTGAGTGGCAACATTGACAAAATACTCCATGGTGTAGCGCCCGAAGACGATAACCTTGTTGTCCTGCGTTTTCCCGAGACCGAGAGATGGATCAGGCATAAACTCGGCCGTGGCATAGCTCAGAGCGTTTATCGATGATTCGTCGGTAAGCTCCGTGTGATAGAGGTATTCGCCATCGGTCAGAAAATAATAGCCGTCGATCCAGACACCATCAATCGGAATTCCTATGTTTCCGCCTGTCATCTGTGTTACGGTTGATCCATCGCAAAGCCACATTTTCCCATCAGCAATTACGGCCTGCGTGTTGAAGCTGTATGGCATTGCTGCCTGATCCGTCCCGGAGATATCACCCACCTCATGCGCCGCTCCTGAGCTTGAAAGGCTGATCAACTTGCCGCCCGATACGCGATAAAGGCCGCCCCTTCTTTCGTTGTAAACCCCTCCCCTGTCTTTCCCTGATCCAGTGGCAAAAGATTTCAGGCCTGGATAACAGAGCATGTACCCATTGGCCCCGAGTATTTCCTTTTTGACCGAATACATGTTGATCGGCAGCGCGTCCCGGTAGTCGGTGTTTGGGTCTACCTTGTCGCCTTTGATCAGGTTTACTTTCATATCTCGGCGCTGTTCAATTTGAAGTTGATGATTCTGGTAACCACCCGGGCCGCTGAAGAAGTGACAACAATTTTCACCTGCAGAAGGGCATCCGATGTTTCTCCGTCCGTGCCGTCTGCCTGGATCTGATAAATCACCTGCGTGTCAGTGTTGGAGTCGGAAACAACCGTCAGCCCGTCATTGGCTGTGATGGTATAAGAACTGATCGTTTCCCCGAGAACAAGCCATGCGTTATAATCTTCTGCGAAATTGTCAATGTCGCCGATAAACATTTCATGGGTTGCGCATCCAAGCGGGGCCTCGGAAACGTGTCCGTAGAAGTTTTCAATACCTCCGAATCTGTTTTTAGATCCAACCGGCTGCCGAGCCGGGTAAAGAGTGCGCTTCATTGGGGCTGTCCTGGCGGACAGGAAGGAAAAGGCCGCCTGCGCCCTGGCGACAAGTGAGGCGGTGGGCTGCTTTCCGAAGTTGTCCAGCAGCCGGACGGCCAAGCACACCTGGTACCCGTGCCAGAATTTGCGCTGCATGTTGTGCGGCGTGTTCAGGTCCGGGGTTTCTTCGAAGGCATACCCGGTGCAGATATTGTTTGCCTCGAACTCTGCCGCCATGTCTTCGAGCTTGGCAAGGGCAAGGTCTTGATCTTCCGGAGATGGAATAACGGTCAACCCGGAAATGCGCAGTTCATAAAATGCGCCGTTGATGATATCAACTTTCGTTGTCACCGGCCATCTCCTTCAGAAGATTATCAGGTTTCTTTGTCCACCACTGCTTGATCCCGGCCTCTTTCGCCCGCAGGCGGATATCGTCCTCCGTTTCCATGTCTTCATGGCCATGATCAGCCGGCGGCTTGGGTGCAGAAAAGGGAAACACTGCCGGATCTTCATGTTCGGAAGCTGGCAGCGGGGGGGTAGAAAAATGGAACTCAACCGGCGATGGTGCGGGAATCCTTCCGGCGTTGATCGCTTCGTCCTTGGTGAGGAAATAATTGCCGGATGCGATACTGTGCTCGAATCCGAATTCATTCATTTTCACCGGGGCCCCGGTGCCTTTCTTGAAAAGGATTATTGCCATTATTTTTCTCCTGCAATAAATTTTGGGTAAATGCTCAGGTGCCGAAATTCCAGCAATTCTTTCTTGTCGCGGGCAGCGAGGGCCTCGGAAACCATCCCTATAATGGTAGGGCCGAAGGTGAATTCACGCTCTATGTCTCCAACCCACCGCACGGTATTGGTTGCGGCGTCGGTAGCAAATTCAAGTTTTTGCGTTTCTTCTTCCGTGAATGAAAGATCTTCTCGCGCTTCCCTGACCAATTTCAGGTTGAGAAAAGACCCTGATGTGGGGAGCAGTTCCAAGACTGCCAGTCTTTCCGCTACGTTCAATTTCATATTTCACCCGTTATTCCCCGGTAAAAATGGCGGCAGGTCTCCGGGTTCGACTTTTCGGGCTATAGTCCCTATCCGCCAAAGTGATTTTTAACCGGTGATAGCCTGGGCCGCGATCAAATAGTGCGCCGTGCCATCGAGATCAACCTTTATCGTTTTCCAGTTGGCAAAGGTGGCGTCTCCAACGGTGTTGGCGGAGACCATTCCGGATGCCGTGTCAATCTTCAGCAGGTTGGTGATCGCGTTCCCTGCGTACACGTGGATAGCCGCATCGAATGCAGTAGGGGTGCTTTCTCCATTGTTGGTGATATTCAGGAAGTAGCTTGATCCTGCGCTGATCGTCTTGTTCAGGTGAGAGTCAAGCCACATCGCGGAAAGTACTCCTACTTCTGTCCAAGTCCCCCCGTTCTCTATCAGCATGTACCCGGCGGACGGGTAGACGGTGCCGTTTATTGTTCCGTTGTTGCAGAACTGGCCGTAAACTCCTGAGTCACCTCCGCCGGTAAGCGTGAAGCCTGAACCGACGCGGGCAACGCCCTGAACAGCGCGAAGCCCTCCCGCCGTCCGGTTGGCCGGGGTGTCTCCGCCGGGCTCAATTTCACAGGTACAGTCAAGACCGAACGATTGGGCCGTCAAACCCTGATAATTGAATTTGAACTCGGCTAAGTATGTGTCTGTGGTCGCTGTGTGTTTGTGGATCTTCAGCGACCCATCGCGCACATAGATTGCCGGGTATCCCTGGGTTCCAGCGGTTACCGATATTGAAGTCGCGGTTCCGGTAAACGTCATGGTCCGAAGCGACCCGACATCCAAATTTGCATCCAGGACCAGCGCCTTTGATGCAGCAGCCGTGCCGGCGGTCACGTTAAGCAATGCCGCCACCGCTGCCGCGGTTATGTTGAGAGTGGTACATTTACCCATTTTGTCACCTCTCTTAGGTGGTTACGGGCGGGGAAGTCAGGCCCTTGTAGGCCAGCAAAATCCACCCAATGGTATCGTCAATGTAAAGCAGGACGGCCTGGTCTCCGGCGTCGGCAAAGACAATGGTCGTAAATCCTGTTTTTGTGGTCGGGGTCAGGGTGCCGTCGCCGCCGCCGTCCGTGGTCAGGTTAATAACGAGCAACTGGCCTGGTGTGCCGTTCGCCAGGGTGAGCGCCTCGGCGTCGGCCCCGGTGGTTTTGGCCACATAAGCATGCGTTACCGGGATAGCCAGCGAATCCGCCGCGCTGGTGGTTGTCAGATCTTCCGTGGCGTCTGAATCGTTCTGGTGATAGATTTCACCGAGTCTCAAAATTCTTGACATTTCAAATCTCCTTTTAAAGAAAGGGGCCGAAGCCCCTTCGTTATCAGTTATCAGTAGGTAACGGCACAACCGCAGTTCTGCGGCTGGGCGACGGTAATTCCAAACCATGTGAACAACCGGAACCTGAATGTCATTGTGGCAATATTGCCATCATAGAGCATGTACACCTTGAGGCCGTTGCTCATGGTGTCGGTCATGACCTTTGACCCTGCAAACTGACTGAACAGTTCAGCCGGAATGGTGCCGCCGATGACCTCGATTGCCATCTTGTCGAAGAACACATTGACCTTGTTCGTGGTGTCGGTGTTCAAGCGGGTGACGGTGGCCGCGTTCAGAATTGTGGTGTCAACGTTGGCATAGGCCTTTTCAAGGGTTGACAGGCTGCTGTCGTCTGCGGCAATTGGCTTCGGGAACACCTTGATATGCGTTGCATCAGTCAACTCGATGACGGTGAAAATCATCGCCTGCCCGGTATTGGTTTTGTCGGCCAGGCCGAGAGCATAAACCGGCGTGCCGCTATTTTCGATGGTAATCTTGTCGTTTACGGCAAGCAGCGAGCTGTCATTGACCACCAGTGTCGCTTCACGATAATCAACATTCGTCACAACAAGCGTGGTGGCGTTGACGGTGCCGCCCTGGGGAGCGAATGAGTGATTGCCGGTAACGGTAACGGCCGGGTCCGCGGCGCCGGTGATGTTCGGCAGGTACGAGCCGGTGAACACGTCAAATCCGGCGATGTTCTGTCCGATCTGTCCCTTTGCCCACGTCTCGGATGGTTTGCCCTGCAAAGTCTGCCTGGCGGCAAGATCTTTGGCAAAATTCAAGTTGTCGCGGTCGTTGATAATGTATGTTCTTCCGTTGTTCATCAGCTGCCGCTCATTCATCATAGCCTGAGCTTCAGCAATAAAGTCATAGCCGGAATCAACGTTCGACCGGTAGAACAAAGCCCCCTGGTTTTTAATGGCCGTGGCAATCTGGACATTAAGGTTCGTTGCCTGCCGGCGGGCTGACATCTCGGCGCGTTCCTTCCAGAATCTTTCCGTCCGCATGTCATCGGCCCGCTGCTGAACAAAATCATTCGACGGGGTTCCGAGAACAGCCGGATATGTTTCCTTAATAATTCCGGTTTCAGCATTTGAAACGTCCCATCCTGAAATCAATGGGGCGTGCTGTTGGACCGAATACCAGATGACGTTTGCACCGTTCTGCATCATCTCTGCTTCCGGTTCGTGGAAATTGACCTGGTTCAGTAGGTCGGGCTGCTGCTCGTAGGTCTGAACGAAGTTTTCAAACATTACTTCGGCAATTTTGCCGGTGGTAAGAGCCATTTTAAAATCTCCTTATTTTACCATGCGGACACGTTAATTCCCGCTTCCCTGGCATGCTTCTTGGTGTCATATGCCTTCTGCGCCTCGCCATTCTTTTGTGCTTCCTGGTATTTCTTCTTCAGGGCGGCGGCGTTCGCGTTCGGGGCTGCATCGCCTTTTAACTGGCGACCAGGGGGCGGGGCTTTACTTGTCCTTTTTTTCGGGTTGGTTATCAATTCGAGCTGTCGGCCAAGAAACATGCTGGCTTTCAGTCCGGTTTTGTCTTCCATCAACAGGGATTGAAACTCCCTGAGCACTTCGGGCTTGGCGCCGATGCGGAACATCACCTTTTCGGATCCATCACCAAGCAGCGAGATAAGATGATCAGCCACTGATTCACCTTGGCCGGGGAGAACGGCATCAACTGCCTTCCGCAGCGACTCATCGGCCTTCTGGTACTTCTCCGGGGCGATGCCGTATTTCGCTACAAACTCGCTGGCCCGCTTGTAGTGTGAGTCAACCGCTGCGGCCCTGGCCTCTTTCGCCTGCCGCTGCTTTTCTTCCGCCTGCATGCGGGCATTTAGCCGGTTGAGTTTGTCCTCTTCGTATTTTTCAACGGCGGCTTCGTACTCCTCCGTCGAGCTGAAGTCGTCCTCATTCGGCTTTTTCAGGTCTTTGAGTATGGGTGCGGTCGAAGCGCGGCCTTCCTGCAGTTCATTCACTTTTCGGCGAAGGTCTTCGATTTCAGAATCGCGTTCCTTAATCCGGCCTTTCAGCTTCTGCTTGATACGCAGATGGGTGTCCGCCGGCACTCCTCCGGCCTCGTCGTCCTTGTCGATGTCCTGCCAAAACTTCGCCTCTTCGTCGCCTTCCCCGGCATCGCCGGATTCCTGGCCATCTTCGCCGGATTCCTGTGCTTCAGCGGTTTCGGTTTCTACCTCTTCGGCTACTACTTCCTCTTCTACCTCTACTTCTTTTTCATCTGCCATCGCCTGTTTTCTCCTTACAGTTCGGATGTTTCCCGGCATACTCCCCACCGGTTAGGGTATCAATCTTCGTCTATCCTGCACGGTGACGGGTTTTCATCGAACCTCACCACCTTTATCGTCTGTTTTCCTTCAAGCATTGCCTTCATGATTCGATGCCGTCCGTCCAATATCTCCCCATCCTCATCAAGGATAACTGGGAAAGAAAGGTCAGCATCGAGAACTGCTTTCATGTGCATCACAAATTCGCGCATGGTGATGTCGTATTTTTTCCACACGCTTATGGCATCAATAGGAAATTCGCGCTCTGGCAGATCTTTCGCCAGTTCGATAAGCCTTGCCACTGACCAATGATGCCTTCCCAATTGCGCCAGTTGATTTTTCGGTGAATAAAAGTCTGGTATTTTCATTTCAAATACAAAAAAACAAAAAACAACATGACAATCACACCAAGCAAAGATCCGCAAATTTGTCCAAGTATTGCCGCTTTCCAGTTCATCTTATCATCCTCCAAGCTCGGCGAAAAGTTCTTCGGTGCTCATCTCATAAGGGTTGCGCAGCGGCACAATCTTTGCCGTGGCATCAATTTTCTTTGCAAATGTGTCGGACTGCTTGCTTTCGATCTCAGCACCGGCCTTGGCCGCGTTGGCCTGCGCCTCCATCCGGCCGGTCTGTGCCTCAAACGCGTCAACAAAACGTTTCAGCTTCTCGTTGGCGGCGTCGAGCTGCATTTCAATTCCCTTGCGCTTCTGCTCCAGAAGCTGCGCCTGGCCCTTCTTGTCTTCGGCCAGGGCAAGGACCATCGCGGCGTCCGGCTGCTGGCTCTGTTTCGATTCCTCAAGCAGCTTCTTCTCTTCGTCGGTCTCGGGCGTCTTGAATCCCTTCAGGACCATCTGCTTGTTGGCATAATCGCGCACGTCATCAAAATTTACGCCGTCCATCAGCGTCAGCAATTTCAGATAGAGCGCCTCGCGGATCGGGTTCGTTTCCGGAACCATCGGAATCATGTCTGTCAGCCGGTCAATGGTCTGCTCTTTCTTGCTGCTATAGGATTGTCCTATCTTCGAATAGACATCAAATTCGACATTTGACAGATCGTTGAGCGTGACCAGGTCTCCGGTTTCCTTGTCAATAACGGTCTGCATGATCTCGCTTGTCTTTGTGGTCCCGTCCGGCATGGTCATTTTGACCTTGCGCGGCACATCGTAGACCTCGGTGGCCATGGATGCGTAGATCTGGCCATCCCGGCGCTTGGCGTGCTTGAAGTGCTCCTGGTAGACAACTGACTGCATATCAAGCCTGCGCTGCAGGGCAAGCACAGCCTTGCCGGAAAGGTCAGGGTCGGCGATGTCCTGCGGTATCCCCGGATTTGCCACGTCCTCGACGGCCTGCCTCGACAGATCAATCGACACGGCCAGGGCCGGGGGGACTTGCGGGGCCGGCAGGGTTGCAATCGGGCCAATAGGTAAATCAGTCCCATCAAGGGCCTTGCGGTTCTGCAGGACATAGGCAAAGTTATTTTCTGCCCCCGACATCGAGTAATAATCCTCGAACCCGGCAATTTGCTCTTGCAGAAAAATAGGCTTCTCCCGCGGTGACTGAGAAACGATATCGGCAAGAAAAGACATCTGGAAATTGCGCAGCATCTGCGGGCTTTTGGA